TCGTCGCACCGTCGTGGCTCAGCTCGCCGCCGCGCCGGGCGTCCTGCGCGGGGCTATCCCCGACAGTATCAACAAGCCCTGGCAGCAGGGCGGTGCCCAGGGAGCGATCGAGGCGATCGACTCTGGCCCGAAGCAGAGCAAGGCGACCTACACCAAGGCGCCCATCACTCCCGATTAACAACGGCCATATGAGGCCAAAGAGGAGGTAGATCCATGGATCTCAAGCCTGTCAGTAATCACACGCGGATCACCCGCTATCTTCTCGCGGCCTCGCAGACCATTCGGCCCGGGGACCCGGTTGTACTCAACTCCAGCGGCCTTGTCGAGCTTGCTACCGACGGCAGCACGGCGCTTCTCGGTATCAGCGCCCAGAACGTCTCGTCCTCGGCGGCCAATGACCCCATCGGGGTGTTTGACGATCCGGATCTGGAGTTCGAGATCCTGGCGGACACGGCGGGGGAGGCTGTTCAGACGGTTGTGGGGGAGACCCACGACATCGCGAAGCCTTCCACCACGTTCCTTGCCAATCTCGGCGCCGCGACCACCAACGTGCTCCGAGTGCTGGCGATCAACACCAACTTCGACCCGCTCCTTGATGGGGCCACGATCACCGGCTCTACCTTGGCTGGGAACTTCACCCCGCCTTGGAACGATAAGGCGAAGATCCGGTGCAAGTTCGACCTGCACCAGCTCGCCAACTGATAGCCCCGTCCCTCTCGTTGAGGAAGGAGACCCCACATGGCAGTTGCTAGTCTGATGCAGCTTTTCCGCGAGACGGACGCCCAGTTCCTCGCGATCTTCAACACGGAGTGGAACGTCGCCACGAATGAGGTTGCCCCTCTCGTGCGCGAGCGTGACCTCCCCGGTCGAGACTACGATCGCTACAGCGAGCGGTATCTCGGTACGGCCACCGCCCCGGTTTCGGTCGAGGGCGCGCCGTTCACCTACATCAGCCCGAACGAGGGGAAGTCGGTCGAGATCACGACTGACATCTACCAGTTCGGCATGAAGGTCACCGAGGAGATGCGTGACTTCGGTCGCGGCGGGTGGAACGAGTACCCGGGCATGATGGTGGATGTCTACAACCACACCAAGGTTGTGATGGTCCTCAATCTGCTCAACCGGGCGTTCGACCCCAACTACCCCACGCTCTACGACGCCAAGGAGCTGTGCGCGACCAACCACGCGCTTGCGGCTGGCGGCACCGCATCGAACGAGCTTGCCACCCCCTCGGATCTCTCCGAGGCCACGGTGGAGGCGATGATCGAGCTGATGCAGCGCACCCCGAACGAGGACGGTGTGCTCATCAACCGCTTCCGTCCGACGCTCCTCATCACCTCGCCCTCGACCTGGGGCACGAACGTGCGTCTCACGCAGTCCGCGTACACCACGGACACGTCGAGCAACCGGGGCCAGAACACCGTGAGTGCCATCACGTCGGTGTACGGGCTCCAGACCTACACGCACCCGTACCTTCAGGACGCGGATGCCTCGTTCCTGCTCGACTCCTCGCGTACCCCGCTTGAGGTCGTGTGGGCGCGCCGGCCCCAGCTTCACCAGGGCTACATCGAGCAGGGCACCCGCAACTGGGTGTGGACCAGCAAGATGCAGCTGGCGGTCAAGGCGACCGAGTGGCGCGGCATCGTGGGTACGGCGGGCGCGTGATGAACTGAGTCAGGCGATTGGCTTGACTCTGTAGTCTGGCCCCGGTTGTCGGGGTCAGACTCACTGTGGCCGGAGGGGAGCCTTGTCTACGTACAACGTTTTGCTGTATCAGCAGGGAGGTACGTTGTGCCTGGACGAACCTCTCCCGGCCCAGCCTTCTGCCTGCACTATCACTCTGACCGCGCTCGATGGTTCCGCTCTCACTGAGATCGATTCCACGTTCACGGACATCGACGAAGAGAATGTCACGCTCGATGACCTCGTGCTTGAGCTTCCTGCGAAGGCGGCCCCTTGGCGCACGGTGACTCCTACGTCCACCACGGGGACGGTCGGGGACATGACCGCTGAAGGCCGCCGCTTCCTTCTGGATCGTGGTGGCCGCAAGCGGTGGGTACGGGTGTCGGAGTTCGACCTTGACGGGAACAGTGATGTCTCCGAGGTCCGCTTTGATGAGGGAATCGACTATGCGCTGAAGACGGGCGATACCCTCAAGGGCGTCCGCTGCTCCTATGTCGTGGACTGGAGCGCCGTCACCGACGACTTCGTGGGTCGCGTGAAGGCGGTCTGGAAAGTCACGGTGGGCGGTGAAGTCCGTCACATCGTCAAGGTCTACGATGTGGTCAAGCAAGTGCTCTACTGCCCAGCGACGTGGAGCGATGTGCTTCGCTTGCGCCCGGACGTGGATAACGAGCTTGCCAAGGTGCCCGACAAGGAAGCCCTTGTCCAGCAGGCGTGGGAAGACATTGTGCGGGACCTCGACAACATGGGGATCCGACACAACCTCGTGGTACCAGACGGTAGCACCCTTCTGCGCGATGCCACGGTCCATCAGTGCCTCATCAATCTGACGCAGTACGCCGGCCTGATCACCCCTCCAGGGTACATCGGACAGACCGACGACTACATTGAAGCACTTGAGTCGAAGAAGCAGTCCATCATAGGCAAGTTTGCTATACCAGTGGACTTCGATCAGAACGGCGTCTTGACTAACACCGAGCAGTATGATACAAAGAGGCAGGTGTGGTTCCGGCGCGTGAACCGTCATCGAGGGCGTGACTGATGGGACTGGACTGCGTGGTCAAGAGGCTCTACGCCTCGATCTGCCGAGACCCGGACACAGGTGACGGCGGTCTTGAGCCTACGCCCAGTGAGTTTCACGCCGATGGATTCAGCCGTCTCGACAACATCCGCATGGGTGAGGCCGTCAAGTCCGCCGCCGACCGCCTGGTAGAGATCGACTACCAAGGCACTTTGAAATACCAGGGGTTCGCGAACGGGTCCGGCACCCGACGCCGAGCGACACACAAGTTGCTCCTCCGCGTCGGCTACTTCGCGGGCAACAACCACGCCGAGACCCACATGATCATCGCTGCGGACGACTCCAAGCTCGGGGTCTTCTTGCAGAAGCTCGACAACATCCACGGGGACTGCGATGGTCTCTGTCTGGAGAAAGTCGAGGTGGACAACAGCGAAGTGATCAAGCTCGATTCTCAGCGGTACGAGCTTCAGATCACGCTCCGAGTGCAAGTCTACTGACCCCCGGGAGGGCGCTATGGTTGACGGAAAGAGGTCTGATTACATTGGGCTGTGGTACATGCCCGAGTCCTCGTATGGCACCGACCCGGGTATCGTGGCGGCGTCTCCGGTGGATGGGGCGTCCGAGCCCTACAAGTTCATCCCGAACGGAACGTACAAGGCGTGGGTGCCGCTTGCTGAGAAGCCTACCGGGCTCCCCAAGCTCCCGCTGGTTGAGGTGCCGCACATCTTCTCGACGCACGACTACGATCTCTGTCGCGTGCAGGGTATCAAGGACACGGGGGAGTTCAGCATCACCCTGAACGTTCACGGGCCGGTGATCGACTACGATTCGGTGCAGAACACTGATCGCACGCTTCCTCCCCCGTGGCTGCATCTAGCCGGGTCGGCTTGCGGCTTCCTGCTCGGGCATCAGACTGCACACAGCGGTGGTCCGGCGGATACCATCGCCTCGGCTACGGATGCGGATACGTTCGCCGTCACTACCGGCACTGTGGATGAGGGACACGTCCTCGCCGTCGATGGTCCTGGCGCCAGTACCGATTTCGAGATCGTGCGGCCAACCACGGTCGGCTCTGGCACGTCGATCACCTCCATCGTCTACAACGGTGTCACCTGGGGGCTGACGGCTACTCCGGTGGCGGCGGAGAACGTCTACTACGCCTGTCAGGGGGCGTTCGATAAGCGATTCGAGGGTGTGTCCGAGTCGTTCACGATGCTGCTCCAGCGTGCGAACGACGACGCCAGCCTCAAGTTCACCGGCTGCCGCTGCTCCGGCTTCGAGCTTCAGTCGCGCGTGGGTGAGATCCCCACCATCAAGCTCAGCTTCATCTACCGTGACTACGTCTACGTCAATGACGCTCTCGACGATGAGCCCGAGTACATCGGCAAGTTCCCCTGCCCGGCCGTGACCCAGGGCGCGAAGCTCTGGATCACCTGGGATGAGAACGCGAACGGTACCATGGATGCGGCCGACCGCAAGGAGAACATGGAGGTCTCGTCCTTCATGCTCAAGTGGACGCCGGGCTACGTCCGACGCAAGGCCAGCACGGCCGCCGACGGCATCGCTGAGGTCATCGCCTCGCAGAAGTCTGAGTTCGAGGTCTCGTTCGAGACG